CACGCGGTCAAGCGGATCAGGATGCGCCACATTGCGGTAAACTTCCATAAACTCCTCGCGGCGGTTCTTGATCTCCTCCTGGCACGCCTCATACAGGCCAGCGGTGACCTCGGCAATGTCCGGGTGCTCTACAATTTCAATGCCGTCACGGCTGTACACAAAATCACAAATGTCATCCTGGTCACCCAGCTTTTCCCATGCCTCCGGTGCAAAATACTTTACAACGCCAGCACGCCACGCATAATCAAACAGTGCCGGAACATGGCGGTTCTCCACCGCACAGCTGGCCACAACAAAATTCACAAAGTCCACGCGCTCCTGCACGGTGATATTCTTCTTGATTTCCATATAACAAACTCCCTTCAATCAGCACTCTTTCCAGTGCTTTCCGCTTTTCTTAACCCAGAGCAAATTCTCCTCCGGGTACTTATACAAAAACATTTTGCGTTTCAGTTTAGCCTCCGGTGTTGCCATGCCCTTAACATCAATCACTTCGCTGCGCCCATCCTTATAAATAAGGTAGAAATCGCACACATAAGTAATTGCCCGCATAGCTTTTCCATCGTGCCGGAACCCTGGCTGCAGCACAAACGACTTTTGCAGTTCATACTGCACTATCTCCCCCGCCGCAGCCAGCGGCAGCACAACTTCCCGGTAATACTCCATCTCCGCCTTAGAGTCAAACACGATACCATCGTAAGTTCTGTCCTCCCGGGCAGATACATGATACTTAGACCACACCGAGAATGACCTTCCCGTCAACGATCATGAAGTCGATCGGATCGCCGACATTGTAGTTCAGCCCATCATCGGGGATCTGATAGCCTAGGCCTTCATACTCAAAACCAAGCGCTCCGGTATGCTCGTTGTGGTACACGACTACACCGCACTTCATTTCGGGCAGTCTCACAACCGGGGCGTTGACCGGTTCAGAATCAAAACTATCGACGGCAACAGGCTCAATCTTAGCCTTCTTGCTTTTGCGTTTGGGTACTGCCACAGCAGCAGTCTCAGCCGCCGAAGTCTCAACAAACTTTACTTCGTCCATTTCTTCTCATCTCCAAATCTAAAAATAAACAAGGGAGCCTTTCAGCTCCCCTGCTTATTGGGTTTTCTTAATCGGTCAAGGAATCACTCCTCGCCGGTGCCGTCCTCAAAGGTCATCTCGTAGATGTCACCATCCTGGTTGGCATAGCAGTCAAAGGTGATAGACACAGTGGTCGGATCGCCAGTGTTCTGGAACGCCAGGTTAAAGGTAGCCTGCGGCTGTGCCTTGTAGTAGGCCAGATCGCACATAACCTCTTCCTCGTCCTCGGTCTTGAAAGGCATTTCGCCGCGGATCTCAAAAGCCTTCGGGAAGGTGTCAGCGTCGAACTTGATGCTCTGCACGCCCTTGGCCTTCTCCAGGTAGTAGTAAACAACATAGTTCTTGCTCTCGGTAATGCCGGTAGCAGTAACCTTCTTCTCGGCAACATTGATATCAGAGATCGGGGTGCCGCAGTCGTCACCGGCAGCAAAAACCTGGACAGTGCCGGTCTTGGGGGTCTCGGACAGCGTAATGCCATCGGCAGTACCAGTCAGCTCCTCGCGCTTCAGCACGGTAGCAGTCTTGGCAATGTCCTTACCGGACAGCAGAGCAAACAGCTTGGCGGGCATGATCTGGGTATCGATCTGCAGCGTGCCGGTACGCTCGCCATCAAAGCCAACGCGGTTCGGGGCACCCCAGCCACCCTTAGCATACACACGGTTTGCAGAGAAGTTGGTGGTAGAAACGTTGGCGAAGTCGATCTTCATGTAAGGAACCTTGGTCTTGTAGTCCAGCAGAACGAGGTTCATGACCTCACGGTTAGCCATATTAGGATTCATAGCCATAGTAGTAGCCTCCTGTTTAATTTGTTTGTTTTTATCCATCACGACATCTTCTTGAACCAGCTGTCTATCTGGTGGTCCTTCCCACCCCACACGCTGTAGTTAAAATCAGAAATGTCGTTGACTTGTTTGATTCGTTGGCGGTTAAAAGTGTCATGCACCTGGTATACCGTCAAATCCCAGATGTTGGCCATATTCAAACTGTCGTGATACGTTGCCAAAGCCGAAATAATATTCGCAAGCTCATAGTCCGGGTCAGCTTTCTTGCCGCCACGCTGGTTTTTTTCGTACTCCGCTTTCTTACGGTAGAACTCTTCAAACTTTTTGCGCGTTCTCTCGTCCTTGTACTTGTGTTCTTTCTTTTCTTTCGGCGGGTCTATGTAAGCACACTGCAAACAAACATCACATACCAGCGTCCAGTTCTTGGCGTTTATAACACCATCCACTGTAAAAGCCCCGGCCTCATCCTTTGCCGGATTCACAAGAAAACACTGGTGCGTTGGCTCATACTCCACTGGCTCTGAAATAAAAAAGCCCAGAGCCGAGATCACATCGGTTCTGGTTCCTTCTTCCAATGTCAGCAGGGTAAAAATGTCCAACTGGTCAATTTCTTCCGGCGTGATATTTGGCATTTCCTGCCCGCCGTGTTTCAGCAGCAATTTCAAGCGCTCCACAAAATCCTTCGGTGTCATCAACAACAGAGATAATGCGTATTGATAGGTGTTATACCCCTTTATGCAGATGTCTCTAAGGTGTGGGGAATGGATACGTCCAACTGTCTCTACTTGGAACCCGATTGGGTTTAAAAGCTCAAAGTATGGTACTTTCATTTGCCATTCCTCCGGTTAAAATCCACAGCCTCATAGCAAATGCAGCGTCCGTAATATTTGTTGTTTGGCTTGTAAACTTCATCACTAACAAGGTTCAGCTTACCAATGCCAAAATCTTTACTTCCGTTCAACAGCTTATCCACATCGGCAGCCAGTATATCCACTCTGGTGCCAACCGTCCCCTCTCGTTTATAGCTCTGCATAATTTTTTTGTGGCAATACGCAAATATGTACAGGTATACCCGGTATGCAGTTGTTGTGGGCACTTTTGCAACCACAGTCTCCATGCACAGGTACGTATCAGTTGTTTCGTTCGTGTCGTCAACATACTCGTACTCAAAAATATGGCCGCAAGAGTCCGGGTCGTTGCCTAACAGCATTTCATCTGTATCAGCATCCTCATCCACAGGGCCAAGTAACACGTCGATAATATCGGGGTCATTTGCAAAAACCGACGCTACTTTGTGCTTGTACGCACCAAGTTCGTTCAAATTCATGCATCCACCACCTTTATTACCACGCTGTCCTGGCTGTTTCCGTCAGGTGCTTGCACCGTAAGTGTAACCGTGTGCCCATTTAAAGTCTTATCATCAACAGCCGAAACACGGCAGCTGTCTCCATCCACGCGGTTCCACATCGTCGAATTGGCAAAATATACCTTTTCATTTAACGTGCTCTTATCGGGCTGAATAGTCCAAACACATCCGGCATAGGGCTTTCCGTCGCATGTCGCGTGGAACACCTTGCCGCGCCCACAAATGCGCACTTTTGCATCCCCTGTGTATTTGATAGCCACATCGCCCGTGTCCGGTGCTTTTTTCGGCTCATCATAGTCACAAAGCATCTTGTCGCCATTATCTGTGTCTGGGTTGTACTGGTCTTGTTCAAGGTTCAGCACCAAGAAGCCAGTCTGCTGGTTATCGCGATCATAGCGCTCTGTCATACCATCCACACAGGTAATACGGTATGTCTTTGGCTGACCGTTGATTTCTTCCAGCATAAGCCGCTTATCTACGTCCAAAAGTGCAGATTCCTCATCGTAAGGTATCTTTACCTGGAACTCACGGCTGGAAAGTGTCATCAGCTTATTCTCAGAAAGGTTCGAGAAATACGGCTTATCCACAACGGCCCAGCGGGTCACGATCTCGCCGGTCTCATCATCCTGCCACTGAATACTGCGGTTACACAGCTCAATTTTGCCGCGCACCGTAATCTCATCATCAGCATCACGCTCCGTAATCAGCCAATGGCTCTTACTCCACAGCATAATATGCCCGATCTCAAAATCATCACCCGGCATGGTCCTAATGACCTTCTGGTTCGTTACCGTGCTGGAGATAATCTCCATATAGTGCTTGATTCCGTCGATCTCCACCTCTTTGTATGCTGGCGAGTCTGGTCCCATTTTGAGCGTGTCGTGCTTTGATTTTTGGATAATACGATCGCGGCGGCTCGTACCGGGTCTGCCCAACATGGCGGCATACATGTCATAGTTCATGTGTACCACCTCACTGTGTCAATCCGGCAATCTCACCGTTTCTAAAGGAATACAAGTTGATCTCGCCGCGTAGGCGGTGCTCCGTCGTAGTCATCAAATCTGTCATTTTTTCCAGCAGGTTCGCCGGGCTGTATAAGCTGAAATCCTTGGTGTTCAAAGCATTCTGCAAGGCATCCGTGTTGTACACAAATGGCTCAACGAAATGAAGTACCATTCCCAGTGCCAAAATATCTTTCTCACGATTTGTCAGTGTGATATTAAACGCTAGGATATCGTCTTCCCTGTCCGTCAAATCCTGCTTGCAAATTTCCTCAAAATCGCCAATCGACAGCGTCAGCAAATCTTTCTGGTATTCCAACCGCGTGATTGCGTCAAAGTCCAAGAATTCGTAGTTGCGAACCCGGGCACGATAACGCTCAAAAATTTCCTCGTATTTAGTGCCCATAGGTCACACCTCCGTTACTTAATGGTCGTCACTTCCACGGTTTTCTTGGCGGGCTTTTTGGTATCGAGCTGCACCTCTTCCTCAAGGTCGCAGTTCAGAACCTCGTTCAGTGCCTTAATGACATTGCGGCTGTCGATCTTGTCTGCCTTGATAAGCTCTTTTGCTCTCATGCGGATAGAATCCTTCATGCCGCCGCTCATTTTCGCCACATCGCTGCGGATCTTTGCAGCATCCCAGCTGAACACATCATCAAAGTTTTCTGTCGTGAGAGCATTGCGGTAATGCTGTGCAACACCAAGCGCCTTCAGGACCTCTGCATCCTCGATCAGAATCCAGTTGTCGCGGAAGAAGCGCGGCTGTGAACCGCGCATGGCAACCAGCTCGCCATACTCGATCTCCTGAACCTCGCCAAACTCCTCCCACTCGATCATATATCCTGCCGTGCGGCTGGAAATATAGATCAGGGGGCCATGTACACCGTTTTTGCATTCGACCATAGTGCTATTCGTAATCTTTTTAACTGCCAAAACAATACCTCCAAATATTCACATTAAAAATTCCGGCCAGTTGCCCGGCCGGTTTATATCAGATCCTCTATCTATTAAGAGAACTTGTAAGCGCCAAAGTCACGATCCATGATAATGCCAATGCCGGTGCGCTTCATCAGCAGGAACTCCTGGCTCAGGTCGGCATTCTTCATAGGATCGCCCTGCAGCATGGTAACACTGCCCTCAGTAACACGCTTGATGGGCTTGGTGTTGCCAGCAACAACATACAGGGTGTCGTCAGGCAGGATGAACTTGGTAGAGCCGACCTCGTGACGCTGCTTCATAGCAATCAGCGGGGTGCCAGCCAGCTTGCCAGCATAGCCCATAGCGTACAGGCTCTCCTTGTGGCTGTCAGAACCATCAATGTCAGGGATCTTGCGCAGTGCCTTCTTGGTGCCGATAATCATAGCGGACTCACCGGTAGAAGACTCAACATGCTCGACCAGATCCAGCAGCTTGTCAGCATCCATCGTGCCGGTCTGCATGTACGGGGCCTGAAGGCCAGTGATCACGCTGCCGAAAGCGGCATAAGCACCGTCCAGGTCATGGCGGGTAAAGCTCTGAGAGCACAGACGGATCATGTCATTGAAGTCAACACGGCCAGCCAGCACGCGGTTGATTTCCTCGTAGACCTTGATAGCCTGCAGCTGGGTGGCGATCATGACATCAGAGCCGCTTTCCAGGCGCTGACGGCGAATGCCCTGCGTACCCTCGGCAACGTCAGCAACGGTCAGCAGGCAATCCTTCTTCGTGTGGAAGATGTTGCTGTCACCCAGTGCCAGATTGCGATCCTCAATAAACTGGGTGAAGAACTCGTCGCCCTTCAGGCCCTCCTCGCTGACCTTCTCAACGACGACCTCGATGATGCTGAACAGGTTGCTGCACTTGCCATCGCGAATTGCCTTCAGGTCGATGGTGGACTTGCCGTTGTTAGCCTCCAGCAGAGCCTTGCGCAGAACTTCCTGGCTGTCAGCAACGCTGTATTCCTTGCCCAGTCGGCCAAAATAGCTATCGACTGCAAGGTTGATGAGCTTGTTATCAATCTCCATAGTAAAACCCTCCTAAATGGAAAGCGCCGCCCAAACAAAATGGACGGCGCGTAAATATCATGTATTAGTTATTCCTAACCCGTGATTAGAAAGAAACACGGATCTCGAAATACTCGTAGGCACCGTTGCCCCAGCCAGTCTTCTCGACGCTCTCGATCTTACCAAAGGTCTTGTCGTCAGCAGCTTCCTGAACGGCAATCTTGGTAGAATCAGCGGTAAAGCCAACAAACTTGCCCTTTTCAGGAGCCTTGTCGAAAGCCTCAGCAGTAGCGCTGAAATCGTCGCCATTGTGCAGGACATAGCCGCGGCACTCAGAGCCAGCCTCGTTTACCCACTCAGTCAGATAGTGGGTACGGGTCTCATCATGGAACAGCTCCACGCTGGCAATCAGGACCAGATCCTTCGGCTTGGACTCAGCGGTGGGGGCAGTGGCTTTATAAACCTCGCGACCCTCGCGCTCACCCAGAACAACCAGCTGCGCATTGTCGATCGCAACAGGGCTGTCATTCTTGTAAACCTTGACACTCTTCAGCAGAGAGCCATCAGTGGTGCCGGACATAAGATCCAGACGCACAACAGCATGCTTTTCATTAGCCATAGTTAAATTCCTCCGTTTATCGTATTATTTATAGCGTTCAAACAGGTCACCGTATTTGTCCGAGACGGACTGCATCTGGACCCCGCTCACGCCAAAGCGTGCTTTTTCGATCTCACCCTTCTTCTCTTTGGGTGCAACATAACTGAACTCGGCAGTAGCCTTCTTACCCAGCAGTTTGTAGCATTCATCCTGCAGGGCAGTAAACTCCATATCCTCATTCTTCTTCAGCTCGGCGTACTCATCGACGCCATCCAGCTGCTTGTCCATAATGGCAAACAGCTTTTCGCGCTTCTCGTTCTCCTCGGCCTTCTTAGCCTTGGCCTCAGCAGCAACATAAGCATCATACTTGGGCTGCATCTCGTCGAACTGTGCCTTGACCTCGGAATACTGCGTGCTGAACTTTTCAGCCTCCTCTTTGGCAGCATTTACCTTGTCGCACAGTGCCTCATACAGCACGGGCAGCTCAGGCTCAGCAGCGCCATCTTCCCAGTCCTCGTACACGACCTTCACGCGCTTTTTGCCTTCAAAGTCAACCTTGACATTGTCGCCTTCCATGGCAAACGGCAGCGCATAAGTCTTCCAGTCCTGCGTATCAATCACGATCGCACGATTCTCCTGCACGTCCTGCAGCCAGTAGCGTCTGCACTCATCGCCCCAGCGGTCAATGTACTTCTCGCCGGAAACAGCGTCGCTAATTTCCTGCATGCGCTGGTTGTCCGTCAGGGTAAACTGTTCCGCAGGCTCCTGTGCAGGCGCGGCTTCAGGCTCATTTTTCGGTTCTGCTGCAGCCGCAGACATCTCCTTGCACTTCTCTTCCAGCTCCTCAATGGTAATTTCCTCCAAAGAGAAATCTAGCGTAGAAGCATCGATGCCGTAGGATGCAAGAATCTCATTTTTCTTCTCCAAAACACCTTCTCCTTTCGCAAAGTTGTCTATCTCAGCCTCCTTGGAGGATTGAGAACCTTGTAGTGCTGTGTATTCGTCCAGCTTTTCTTTGATCTGGCTTGCCAGCGTAACAGCGCTGAAATTTGCCACCACATCGCTGCCGACCATCGCCGGTTTAATGCGTGGATCAGTCGTAGACAGAATGCAGCAACCATCAAATGCAAAATTTTTCACGACATAATAGCCGCGGTCATCTACATCTCCCTCCAGCGCCGTAATCTCCATGCTCTGCGCCTTTACGCCATCACGCTCAAAGATCTCACAGGAATCATCGAACTTGGTCCACAGCAGACCATCTACACGCAGATAATCGCGCATCGTTCCTGTTCCGTCATCCCGGCTCACCCACCGGGCATTGCAACTCTCCGGAATCACGCCATAGGCGCTGCCGGAGTATACATATTGAATGCCGTCCTCGTCAATTTTCAGCTCGTGCTCGTGCCCCTTAAAATCAAGGTCGCCCGCCTTGCTTTCCTCGATATATCCAAGAATCGGCGTGTTTTTAATGCTTTCCAGTGCCGTGTCCACCACCTCTTTTGAGAAAGTGGAACCATTCAGGTTGTCGCCGGTATGTAAAACATCAATCGTTACATTGATAAATCGCGTATCTTTACCGTTGACTTCTCCTGTTTTCTCAAAGGTGACAGGCAGGCGATTCAGTAGGTTTCCCATATCGCACACCCCGCAAATCAAAAAGATGCCCGCGACAAGCACAGGCAATCAGTAGTAGTTTCGTTTTTGCTTTTCTTTTACATATTCCTTCAGCGCGGCAATTTCCTCGTCAGATAAAGCATACACATACACGGTGTGCCCGCTGCAATCCTTTTCCTTGCGCAGCAGCACGGCTTTGCTCAGGCTCAGATGAACCGCCAGTTCACGCCCGCGTATCTTTACCTCTTTCATATATCATCACCCCGCAGAATTTGCATTGCTGTCATGCTCAGCCGTAACCTCGCCTGCATCGCTCAGGTCTTTGCCCTTGCTGGCATTTGTGGGTCTGCCGCCCTCATCATCAGAGTCTTTGCCCTGTGTGTTAGAGCTTTTAAGCGGAATTTCCAGCTTATCAAGGCCAAGCATTTCATTCTCAAGGTACAGCATGTTTTCCATATCACTGGGGCTGTAACCATTGGTGGCCATAATAGCACTGCGCACCGGTAAGCCATATTGACCGTCCTTCACGAACTGGTCATGCATCTCCTGCCGGTTAAAATATGTAACATCCAAAATATTCACTTTGAACTTATATGCCGTCGAAACACTCTTTAATTTGCGGTTGATCCAGCGCTCAATTTGGCGCATCACCGTAAATACAATCATCTGGTCGTTGATAGTTGACCATTTGACCGATGTAGCCGAGTCTTTATCACCGCCGCCAAACAAAATACTGTTGACACCGGCCTGTGTCCACATGGACGCCTCAGCCTTTTCTACATCATCGCTGCCACTCACAGCGCCGCTCTTTTCAAAATTCCAGCTGGAAACCTTCATGGGTGACATAAACGCACCAATGTTTTCCGGCAGAACATTACACAGCATGTCGTAGAAGTCCCTGCACAGATCATAATCGATCAGGAATGTGCCATCGTCTCCGGTCGGTATCTCCAAAGCCAGAGCCTTGTAATTGTTGACCTCGCTTGCATTTTTGCTGATAGCGCGGTAGTCCTCAATATCTGCCAATGCGCTGAACAGGCTCACAAACGGCGGGATAGGAATATGCGTCTGCTCGTTAATTTTGATACAAACGGTGTTGTCACTGCTC